GCCGTACGCCATCATGGATCTGTGCGTGAAGGCCTGGGAGAAGTACGACATCAAACTGGACGACGTACAGGGCGTGGTCTTCGGGGGCCTGGACGTCGCCGACACCGGCACCGCCAGGAACGCCCTGGGCCTGCGCCGCGGTCCCTGCCTGTTCCGCCTCGATCGCTGGCGCGAGTCCACCCTGGGCAAGACGACCAGGCGCATGGACGGCGTCATGCGGGACCTGGGCGGCACCAGGCTCTACTTCGACGTCGGGGGCGTGGGCGCCGGCATCAGGTCCCACCTCCTCGAGATGCAGCCCGCTCCGCCCTACGGGATCCGCCCGGAGAACTTCGGCGGCGCCGTAAAGGGCCCGAAGGTCCTGTACACCCGCGGGCAGACCAACGAGCAGTTTTTCGCGCGTCGCAACGCCCAGATGGGCTGGGGCCTTCGCCTCCGGGCCAACATGACGCAGCGGCTCATGGAGGGCGAGGACGTCGACATGAACAAGTGCCTGTTCATCAATCCCGAGCTCGAGCGCCGCGAGGACGTCCTGGCGCAGTTCAGCCAGCCTATCTGGGAGGAGGACACGTCCGGACGGATGAAGATCGACAAGCAGCCCGACGATGCGCCGTCCCCGGATGCATACGACGGCGGGATCCTGGCGTTCGCGTATGATTCCGATAACGGTCTTAAGAGGCCGACGTAAGGTGAAATCTTGCCCCGGGACAAGATTTGGTCGCAACACTCACGGGAGGCCCTGGGTGGATTACGGTCGCGAGGGACGGCCGGCGAAAGCTTGCGAGGGTCCAGGACAACCTCCCGGCAGCAGTGCTATCCTCGCATAGCGTTCCCTCAACCCAGCCCGCCGCCAGTAGGAGGCTTCGCGCCGACTGAAGACGGCGGGCACCCCGAAATCGGTAGACACTAAACACAGGTTGACCTAATGTACATTATGCGCAGTAGTCGAAAGCCTTCAAATCTTGTCTCGGGACAAGATTTGCCCATGGAGATCTCATGACCAATTCAATCAACCCCGAAGCCGTCGACCTGGTCCGCGAACTGGCGAGGACGAACAATGGTCTGGAACTGAGTCACGACGTCGTCGCCCACATCCTCGAGCACGGCGACCACCCAGCACCACTTGGACCAGGCGGTGGCGTTCAGCCGACCGGCCCGGGCAGCCACGCCGCGACCGAAGCCGTCCGGGTCATCAAAGAAATCGCCAGCAGGATCGAGCCGCCCAAGGTCGTTGTAGCCGGCCGGATCCCGCCGCCCGATGCAGGAGAAAACCAATGAATCTGATCCCCAACCGCATCCGCGGCGCCGTCATCAGGGCCCGCGCCAGGCGCTTCCTGAAGCAACGCCAGCTCTCCGGACCGGGCACAGCCGCCTACGGCAAGTTCTACGGCCTCAACCAGGGCGGCCCGGTAAACTTGGTCTCCGGCATGGGCACGCAGGCGGACAAGTCCGAGCATGCCTTCTTCGAGCCCACCCGGGTTAGCTGGCGCGGAGATCTCGAGGTCATCTACGCCCAGTCGTGGGCCTGCAAGAAGTTCATCGACATCCCGGTCGACGATATGATGATCAGGTGGCGGCAGTTCGATGCGGGCGAGAACGAAGCTGCAGCTGAGGCCATGGGGGCGGCCGAGGAGGAATACAACGTCGTCGGCAAGCTGGGGCGGGCCATGAAGGCCGGCAGGCTGTACGGCACGGGCCTCCTGGTGATGATGACCAGGGAGGCGCCCCTCGATACGCCGCTGAATCCGGATCAGATCCGCGAAGGCGACCTGGTGGCCCTGCAGGTGTTCGACCGGTTCGACGCCTCGGTGATGGTCCGCGACGACGATCACATGAGCCCCACCTACGGCCAGGCCCTGGTGTACCGCATCAATCCAGCCCGGGGCTTCGGATTCAACGTACATGCCTCCAGGGTTCTGCGCTTCGACGGGATCACGCCGCTGTCCGATGACGGGTATACGCTCTATGAGCGGGACTGGGGCATCAGCGAAGTCGTGCCGGCGATCCTGGCCATCATGCAGGACCAGTCCGTAGCCACCGCGGTCGCCCACCTGGCCACGGAGGCCTCGATCCCCGTCATCAAGGTGGCGAACCTGCGCGACGCCCTGGCGGCCGCGGAGAATGACAACGAAGCTTCAGCTGAGAAGATCGGCCAGGACATCAACTTGTACAAGTCGGTGTTCAGGCTGCTCATGATGGACGCCGGCAACGAGGAGTTCGAGCGGGTGTCGGTCAACTTCGGGGGCATCAAGGACGTCCAGGAGCAGTTCGCCCGCCGGCTGGCAGCTGCAGCTGGGATCCCGGCCACCAGGTTCTGGTCGCAGTCTCCGGTTGGCATGAACGCCACCGGCGAGTCCGATATGGTCAACTACGCCCAGCACGTCGCCGCCATGCAGAACAGGCTGCTCACGGATCCGCTGATGCGCCTGGACGAGGTCCTGGCCCGCAATGCGGGGATCCGCGAGGCGCCCGAATACGAATGGCTGCCGCTGACCGATATGAGCGAGGTCGACCAGGCTACGATCGCGAAGAACAAGGCCGAGGCCATGATGGCCGCGGTCAACTCCGGAGTGATCGATGAGGACGACGCCCGCGAGGCCCTGGACGGCGACGCCGTCTTCGGCACGCTCGAGGGGATGGCGCCAGGCCTGCCTGAGCCCGATCCGCCTCCGGGAGGTCCTGCGGATCCACCTGGTGGAGGTGGTGGCGATGAGTAGACGTCACCTCGAGCAGAACCGCCGCGAGGCCCAGAAGCAGACCAGGGAGGCCAGACCGATCCCCAGGGAGCGACCGCCGCGGCGCGGAGACTCCGAAGAACCCAAGAAGCGGAAACACTAAACGTACGTTTACAGAAGAACCATTATGCGAAGTAGCCGGCCGGCGAACTGGAGGTAAGGTCATGAAGAAAACGGCTATTCAAGCTTGTATGATAATTGCCGGTCTCGCGTTGGCTACTCCACCTGCGATACTGCTTTGGATGGCCTATGTAGAATGGCTTGTAGCCCTCTTCAGGTGATTATGCGAAGTATGATTCCTGTACTGATTGTCTGCTCGATATTCGGTTTCTACGCCGGCGCAGTGTGTTTTCTCGTCTACAACGGTGCGGGGCCCTGGACGCTGGTGGGGTTCTCGGTGGTGTATTTGCTGATGGCAAGTGGCCTAAAGTACAAGGACAAGTAATGCCCCGTAACCCCCGACCCGTCCGCGCCAGGCGCGCCCACGAGCGACAGTACGAGCGCGAGCTGCGCAGAGAGATCCTCGATCCCCTGTTCCAGGGTCTCCGCGCGGGCCTGGGTGAAGCGACGGCCGTAACCCAGGTCTACCGGGCCGTTGACGATGCGGTGGAGGCGGCCGCCGTCCGAGGGGTTCCGATCGACTTCATCCGGGAGCATTTCGACAAGGTCCGGGGATATCACCGCCGGCGCCTCATCGAAACGTTCCAGGCCGCCCTGGGAGTCGACATCTCCTTCCTGCTCACTCGCCCCGAGGTCATGCAGTTCATCGACGCCAAGATCGTGGAGAACGTCGCCCTGATCAAGACGATCCCCGAGCGCATGCACGCTTCCCTGGTCGGTCACCTGCAGCGCGAATTCAGGGACGCGCCCTTCGACCGGCAGAAGCTGTCGAAGATCCTCGCAGAGGAATACGGCAGCTCCGGATACAATCTGCGGCGCATCGCCCGCGACCAGACTACGAAGACGATCGGCAACTTGACGGAGATCCGGCAGCGCCAGCTGGGGATCCAGGGATACAGATGGGGGACGTCCGCGGACGAGGTGGTCCGACCGACGCACAGTGAGAACGGCGGGAAGATGTTCCGGTGGGATCAACCGCCGGCGAACGGGACCGGCGCGCCCGGGCACGATATCCAGTGCCGGTGTGTAGCCTACCCTGTACTGCTGAAGGCGGACCGGGACCGGCTGACCGCGGCTGCAGCTGCGCAGGGGAAGTCATGACAAGATATGGGCTTGATCAGGCCAAATCTTGTCCCGGGACAAGATTCTGTGGATAACTTGGGGAAAATGTGGATAAGTCAGTGAAGATATGCTCGAAGAAGGGATGTAACAAGCCCGTGAAGGCCCTGGGCCTGTGCCGGAAGCACTACGACCAGCACTACTACGACCTCTCCAAGCCGTCACGGCGGTCGAAGGCGAACGGCCACCATCGCAATGGGGCCACGGTGAAGGGCGGCCCCGCTCCGCTCAACGGCCATGGCGGTCGCACCTGCATGGAGTGCGGCAGGGCACTGCTCTACCGGGCCGAGGACGCCACCCGCTGCGGCGCCTGCCTGCGGCGCGCATTCCTTACACCTCGATAAGTATCCTGCAGTGATCACTGGGCCCCCACTCATTCGGCCTGTTCAGTGCCCTAGTGCTGACGGAATCCATCAGGCTTCGCGACGCGAATACGTAATCCAGTTGCCTGGTGGCCGTCGCGGGCGTCTGACGGGGATGGTAGTAGGTGGGACCCTGGGGACCGATCATGGGCAAACCGAGTGATGACATCCTGTCGAACACGGCTTGGTTGCGGGCCTTCCAGTAATCGCTTACTTGGTCTCCGTACATTACCGTAGTATCTCCAGCCACGATCATCCGGAAACTGTCCTTCCTGCCTATCAGGAGCGAGATGTCCGATATGATGCGATGTACCGACGGGTCCACCAGGTCATTGCCTTTAAGGCCGGATGAAGGATGGTAGGTCTCATACTGGGGACAGAATGAAACCACGTGAATCGGCCAGCCCTGGTACTTGCCTTCGAGAGGAGTTACGACGGCCGCGGACAGGCAACCGGGATGACTGGACTCTATATCAGTCAGATAATCGACCTGGACCTTGTCGGACACTTTGACCACAGCACATCTGGATAGCGCATTACCCTGGCTATCCTTGTGCGGCGCAGGATCCACTTCTATCCTGCCAGCCACATCCTCCGGGGGTGCATAGCCTTCCTGGAGCAGGACTACGTCGACGCCCAGGTCAGGCAAGGATCTCCATGCTGCCCGTCGATGGCCGATATTCCAGCAGATCAGTTTCACCAGGTGCCTACTTCCCATAATTGCTATATGGTCTGATTTGTCCAGCTGGGCTCAGGCACTGGATGGCTCCTCGTTCGTCTCTTCAAGGCGTGCGTGCATGGCCCTCAACCTCTCAATGTGTACGTAGACATCGGCGGCCACTTCATGCAATTCGTCAAGGGTCATGGAGTCCAGGTCTTCCTTTACCCGCTTCACCAGGTCCCTTCTCTCCCCGTTGTCATGGTTCATTCAGTACCTCCACACTACTCCTCCTTTCAGGTCCCTACTTCGCATAAAGGACGTTATGGAAATCTCCGGACGCGGTCTCAGGTCGCGCGGTACATTTCGATCCTATCTGTCCTCATCTACTTCACGTATCAATTCGGTCAGTATTGTGCTGAATGCGCGAGCAAGCAACGACCTGTCGACCTCGATAATGTCCACGAGGGCGTCTTTAAAGCCCCGGATCATCTTTTCAATCTCGATGTAATTGTTGCGTAAGTGCTGTTTGTCGTTATCGTCCATAGCGGACCCTTGAAAATATGTAAGGGGAATTTGGACCAGGTGCGCG